CTAAAGATGGCGAAGCAACAGGCGGTAAGCCAAAGAATCAGTAAGAGCAAGAAGCGAGGCAAGCATTCCAAGAGTGCAAGCAGCAATAAGGCGAGTAAGAACTACTCCAAGCCTTACAAGTCGCAAGGGCGATGATTTACTCAAAGGAATTCAAAGAGCAGGTACTTGCTGCCTACCCTAAAGGGAATTCGCATCACGATTATGTGGTTAAGGCATTAGAGTCTAACAACGCCTTTTTAGGTCGTATTCTTGATGACACCAACAGAAGCCTTTACAATATGTGGTGGGATGAATACAAACCGCAGGGTCGTTAAAATGTGCATTAAGGCGCACTTTACCTGTTAATGTACGTTTTAATGTACATTATGACTACAAATTGTGCAATTAAATATACATTAAGCAATATGCAAAAAGTGCAAAGTGTAAACTCAAATGAGCATAATGTGTAAAATGTCCAACTTTTGATATTGAAAACGTGACCAAGAACTTTACCCTCCAAGAACTGACTGCTACAAAAACAGGGCTTCCTAACGCCTTACCCAAGCATCTTGAGGGAAACCTCCGTGCGCTTGCAGAAAACGTCTTACAACCCACGAGAGATGCATTGGGTGCGGTGAAAGTGACGAGTGCATACCGCAGCCCTGCGGTGAATAGCAAAGTCGGGGGAGCGAAGACCTCGCAGCATACGCAAGGGCAAGCAGCCGACCTCAAGTTTGATGGAGGTAACGATGTGTTGTTCCATTGGATTAAGGACAATTTAGACTTTGACCAACTCATTTGGGAATTTGGCTCTGATACTGCGCCATCATGGGTTCACGTTAGTTACTCAAGTACCAAGAACCGAAAACAAATCCTAAAAGCAGTAAAGCACAATGGCAAAACTAAATACCTCCTCTTTTGATGAATGGCTTGACTCCCTTGAAACTAAACCCCAACCGACTTGCAATGTGGATTCTGCCGATGGTAGCTGCGACTCTTGCGGCAGTTAGCAGTTGCGCTACTGTGAAACCAGTCCTGCAGAGTGTAGTTGTTCGGGACACGGTAATTGTCACGCAGACAAAGTACCTGACCGACACTCTGGAACTCTACAAGGACACGACCATCTACCAAGACAAGGTACGTCTGCAGCTCCAGTACATCGACCGAAAGGTCTTCGTTGAAGCAACCTGCTTGCCCGATACCATCAGAGTTACACAAACCAAGATTCTCACAAAGGAGAAGAAGCAGAGGGGATGGACTCTGGAGGGAGGAGCAGTTTTGCTTATGCTTATTTTGGTGGGTGGCTACATCGTGAAGCGTTGGGTAGATAAACTCACCGAGTAATTATACCCTTTAAGATACATTAGGGGCGTTTTAAGCGACTTTATACTCTAAAGGGTATACTGACCTACCTTGATGTATTTGGATGCGTTAGAACGCAACTTCTTTCTTTTTCTTTATTAAGTTTCTTTTTCTTTAAGTTGTTTGGTAAAGTTAAGAGTTGACTAACTACTAACTAATATCAACTTGAAAGTTGATTAAGTTAAGTAAGTTAAGTTACTCAACTACTTAACTTGTAAAAAAAAAGGAATAAAATTGACATACGCAAGTCCTTATGCTAATTTGTAATGATTCTAAATAATGAATGACCATATCTACATTTATTGGGATGATGTACCTTTGGCTAATGACACCAAAGTACTACATCGGCAAGACGTTGAAGATAGAGGCGAAGGATGTTGTGATGGACTTCCAACCAGATAATTACAATCTTGGAACTGCTTTAACCTACTTGATGAGAGCAGGTAAGAAACCTCACAACCCTATCTGCGATGACATCCGCAAGGCTATCGCTCACCTACAATTTGAACTTGAACGACAGAATGAGCAACGAGCAACAAGCGAAGGAAGCCAAACAACAACAGGCCGATATGCAGTACTATACTAACCCTGCCAAGCGCAGGAAGATAGACTTCATCCTTGAGGAATGCGCTACGCTGATGTCTAACTGCGAAGCCACATACCAAGCTCGCCAACAGGCCAAGTACAAAGAGCAGGAGCTACTGGGTGAGATTGCCAAGATAGACCTGCACTTCGCCATCCAATGCGGCTATCTGATACCCGATAATTGAAAACGTACAAGGTCGTAGTCGGCAAGGTTCCAAGCCTCAACGCCTTTTACGCATCAAAGCATTGGACTGCCCGTGTGAAGGCAAAGGAGTTGGTATCAAAGGAGGTGATGTGGCAGCTTGAGAAGTATGACCTGCAAGAGATAAAGGATGTCCACATCCATTGCAAGGTGAACTACCGCTACGATATTGACAATGCGATAATGGCGGTGAAGTTTGCCCTTGACACATTCAAGACTTGGGGTGGCGTGAAGGATGATAGCCGCAAGTATGTGCATTCCTTAAAGTTGGTACACGATACAACAATTCCCAAAGACACGGCAGAAATTATTTTTAGTGGCGTGTTGGTCAATTCATAATTAGTTGTATATTTGGGTATAATTAAAAACCAATCATTATGCAACATTTATCTACTGAACGCCTACTTGAGTTTTACAACACATGGTCTGCGAAACTTGAAACTGCTACTACCCGAACGGACAAGAAGAACGCTCTTGGTATGAAAGAAATGTTTAGGCAAACGCTTTCTAATCGTAACATCAATATGTAAAACCAATCAGCATATGACTTTATCATTCTCATCAGACGTTTACACCGAAATGGTGCAAGTGCAACAAGCACAAATCCAAGCACTTCAAAACAAGATATTAGAGCTTCAAGCTCGTATTGATGTTTTAGAGCAGCAATCAATTCTATTTATCTAAAACCAATCTATACTATGTCAAAAATTATTTCTATCACCCCCACAGGCCAATGGCAAGATTTATTCAAACTCGAAGTTCGCTTCGACAATGGAGACTTCGGTACTGCCTTTGCCAAATCACAAACCCCACCCTATGCCGTAGGTGAAGACGTGGAGTATACCAAGAATGAAAAGGGTACGGTGAAAATCCAACGTGCCAATGCTTTTGGCGGTGGAGGCTATACCCAATCAGCTCCATCTGCGCCTAAAAATAACGATGACCGCTCACTTTCAATCATCCGACAGGTTGCTCTAAAGGCTGCGGTTGAGTACGCTTGTGCAGCGCAACACGATGTCAACACCATCCTTGCCAACGCAGAGACCTTCAATGCTTGGATGACAGGCGCAAGTTCAGCTCCTGCATCACACACCGAGCATTTTGCAAATCGCAACGACCCTTTCTGATTGGTTTTATATTAGGCCGTTGCGTGAAGCCCCTCTACGGAGGGGTTTTTTTATGTCACTTATTTTGCTATATTTGTGAACCAATCAGAATCAATGATACATCCCGACCTACTACCTAACGAATCTTCGTTACCATACCTTCAGAGAGCCTTAAAGGGCAAGTACTACGACACAGGTAAGCTCGGTGTTTATGAGATAGACCAATACCTACGACTTAAAGATGGGGAGTTTGTCGTAGTGGTAGGCCACGCCAATGTGGGCAAGACCCACACGCTGCTTTATCTGATGCTACTTCAGTCTTACAACTTCGGCAAGAAGTGGCTGATATACTCCGCAGAGAACGAAGTGCCAAGCCTCAAGCGCAAGCTCATTGAGTTTCTTGTTTGCAAACCGATTCAAGGGATTGATGAGGGGATGATGTACCGCAAGCTTGACTTCATCAACGAGTACTTCCAATTCATAGACGGCAACAGGCTATTCACCGCATTCGAGCTTCTTGAGGTAATGAGCAGCATCAAGAACGAATGGAACTATACAGGTGCTTTGATAGACCCCTACAACTCCCTATCAACAGACCAAAAGAAATTAGGCAAGACAGGGATGCACGAATATCACTATGAGGTAGCCTCTGCGCTTCGAGTGTTTGCTCACACTAACAACGTCACGACAATCGTAAACGCTCACCCCGTAACCGAAGCAATGAGAAAGGTGTACTTTAAGGGACATCAATACGAAGGGATGCCTATGCCACCAAATGCGGCAGATGTTGAAGGAGGGGGCAAGTGGAGTTCCCGCAGCGATTGTTTTGTTGTGATTCACCGCTTTGCGGCTCACCCTCAAGATTGGATATACACCCACATCCACGTTCGGAAGGTCAAGGAGATGGAGTCGGGCGGTCGCATCACGCCCCTTGAAACTCCGCTTGTTTTGCAGAGCGTATTAGGTAATGTTGGGTTTGTGATAAACGGCCGTAACTTGCTGCCGATAAAAACAGATGAAACCCCTGCGAGCGATGTACCCTTCTGATGACTCACACGACCTTTACATAAGGGAGAAGCAGTTGATGCTTGCAGGTACTGCGATGTGGTTGGCGCAGCAAGCAGCAGACAAAGCAAAAGGCAGAGAGGTACAAGATGACATCCTGCACCATGTTATGTCTTGCCACTACGCAGACCTACTTCTTCAGCAGTTCATTGACTACCGCCAGTTCACCGAAGGCAAGATGAACGAGATGTACTTGGCCAACGCCAAGCTACGGATTGATAGCGAGCAGATGATATACGAGATACAACGCCTGCAAGGTATTATTGAGGACTCGCTATGAAGCAAATCCTTTCACCCTTTCAGAAGTACGAATGCTTTGCAGTAGATGGAACCGACTACCTTGTGGTGGACTACACCATAATCCAAGACAAGGATGACAATTTAGTGGAATGGGCGAGTGAGATGAAGTTTAAGAGACTTTCAGACCACAAGCACTACACTATGCCAATGACCAAGATATTAACCAATTACAACGAGGGCAGAGCGAAACGCTGCAAATGCTAATGAGACCATTTGAAATACGCCAATTAAAAGTAAGCAAGGAACAGTACTATGCCCGTCTGGGATTCCAAGACAATGGAAGCCGTGCGCATAAAGAATCTACTGCAAGAGCAGCATTCGTATCAGCATTTAGAAACCACGCCACGCTTCACGAGTTGGGTGAGGCCATAGACAAAGACCATAGCTCGGTAGCCTATGCGGTAAGGATGCACAAAGACCGCCTTATCTACGGGGACTATCAGCACTACTACAAAGTAGCCTGCTGCGTTCTTGAGGAGAACCCGATGGCAACGATTGACAAGCCCGACTTTGAGGCGTTGGAGCAGGAACTAAATAAACTCAATGAAGTCGTTGCGGAGTTATCTAAATACAAGGAATTGTATCTAACTCTTAAACGCACATTTGATGAATTTTAACGTAGGACTTTACCCCATCTATGGGCTTATCGTAGGGGCTAACTGGTCAAAGACCGACTACCTTGAAGAAGATATTGTGATGCACACGGTGCAATTTGCTCTGTTTGTTGTAATTGTAGAAATCACTTGGGACTCCTCGCAGTATTAGCAAAGCGGCAAACCGATTGGATTCGGATGTGCAAGAGCTTCGGGGCGAGTGATGACCTTGCTCAAGAGCTTGTGCAGGAGATGTACGTTCGGTTGTACAAGTATGTTGATGATGCCGAGAAGATAATGTACAACGAAACGGAGGTCAACACCTTCTTCGTGTACGTTACTCTGCGCAATATGTACGCCACCTTGATGCGCCAGAGGGCAAGGTTTGAGTTTGTAGATGTGGACATCCTTGAGGAGTTTATCTACGAGGAGGCCAACGAAGATGCAGAGGTGCAACTCATCCAACTCTACGACAGGGTTTGGTCAACCCAAACTGACTGGCATTGGTACGACAAAAAGATATTTGCACTATACCACAACACCGATATGTCAATTCGCACGTTAGCGGATGAGACCAAGATTTCAGCACGTTCAATTTTCAACACACTAAAAAATGCAAGAGAGCGAATCCAAGAAGACTGCCAAGACACCTACGAAGCGTACAAAGAAGCCAAGCGGCTTGGGTGATACCATAGAGCAAATCACAACTGCCACAGGCATCAAGGCTGCGGTGGATTGGTTTAGCGAAGCAACTGGTGTTGACTGCGGATGCGATGCTCGCAAGGAGAAACTTAACAAGCTATTTCGGTACAGGAAGCCTGAATGCTTGACAAAAGAAGAATACGAGTTTGTTGGCAAGATGCGAGGCAGGAACACCGTCACCGCTATTGAGCAGACGGAAGTCAATAGAATCTACAACCGTGTGTTCAAAGACTCCGTGAAGCCTACCAACTGCGGCTCTTGCCTTCGTGGTAGGCTGCAGGAGCTTGAGACCCTATACAACGCTTACTGATGAATCAAGCAGGAACCATAGGTGAGGCAAAATTTAGCACCTACCTTGAATCTATTGGTTATGAAATAGAAAAGGCTCCTCCGAGAAAATTTTATGATTGGGATATTAAAGCAACAAAGAAAAGTTTAGTAATCACGTTTGAGATAAAGTATGATGAGAAGGCATACTATTGGGCTACAAGACGTGGCACACCTACCGAACCCAATATCTACATAGAATACAAGAACACAAATCGCAATGAAGACTCTGGCATACTTGCAAGCAAATCTGATTATTATATTTATATTCTAAAATCAGAAAATGACATTGCCTATGTTTTTGACAGAGCTAAACTTTGCGCTCATCTGGTAAACTCCACATACAAGTCCGTAGGCAATTCCGCAACGGGCGATGATAATGCTATTGGGTGGATTCCACCATTAAGTGAAATAATTAAGCACGAGTCGTACATAAGGCAAATTGCTATATGAATATAAAGGGGGGCAATAGCCCTCTTTTTTTTATTTATTTTTTATTGGAGTGTTGATAATCCGAAAAGTTTTGTATATTTGACAAACATTTAATACCAATCAGATGAGAACTAAAATTAAGAACTCCGTAGATTTTCACGGAATGAGCATCAGAGTTGAGAGATTTCTTCAACTATGGGCAGAAGGCGCAGGTAGGCAATTAAAAGTGTTGCCATTTAAGAGAGATTTAACAACTTGGAATGACGGCCTAACAAGTATGCAGCCAAAACAAATGGTTGCTTGCTATCAATGGTCTAAACACGATGGGAATATCTGCGTAGGTGTGTATGAGATTTGGGAGCGTAAAGACGGATTTAGCATTGACGTTTACAAGTTTGATACCCTTGAGCAATACAACGATTACAATCCCTCACAACAAAGCCCTGCCGCAATCCAAAGAGAGATTGGTTTGTGCGAAAATTATCATACAGGCATATAATTAAAGGTTAACCGATGAGGCTTATATTAGCCGAAACCTACTTCGGTAGGTCTTAACCATAAAACCAATCAGATGTACCAATTCAAAGTTCTTATTGCAAAGACAGTTGCTTCATTAGCGATTATCTTTACCCTTATTGGCAGCCTTGCCCTTGTTGAATTTCTAATAAGCCTGTAAGATGACCTTTACCTACAACGACCTAAAGTTTTGGCTTGAAGATGCCGACCTACTACCGCAGTCTTATTGGGATGCGCTTGAGGATTACGACCCCGACAACAAGAACTCCGATGAGATTCTTGCCAAGTGGCTTGGCTTTGCCCACGTTGCTGACTTCTACGAGTACGAGATGCAAATCACATACATAGAGGAGTCATACAACGAGGATGGCTATACCAACACCACCGCATACCCTACCACATCCATTTACAGGGATATACCAAACCTTGCCGATGACATCTACATTAAGTGGATGAATTGGGCAACTCAAGTCGCATCAGAAGAATAATTAAAACCAATCAAATGAAATACGAAACTATCTCCCAACTGCTCCGACAACTGAAGTCGGCAGACATATCTGAATCAATCCTCAAAGACATAGAACTCATTGAGAAAGTCACCTTGCGTATAGCCTACCACGATGCCCTGCTTCGTGTGCCTTTTGACCAATGGTACGAAGCAACATTCAAAACAGAAACAAAATGAAAATCATAGAACTTTTAGACGGCAGCACTTGGGATATGGAGACAATCCTTGAGAAGATGCAAGATGATGACTTTTACTACGGAGTACTGGGTAAGAACGCCCTGTCCTCATCTGCTTGTAAGCTGCTGCTTACTTCACCAAAGACGTATCACTACGTCACGAAGTACGGCAGCGATGAATCCGATGCGTTTGCAGTAGGCAGACTCGTTCACCTTATGACTTTAGAGCCGCACAAAGTAGCGGACTACGAGGTGATTGAGGTGCAGAGTAAGAACGCAAAGGCTTGGCAGGATGCAAAGGGCAAGCGCAACCTATGCACCCGTAAGGAGTACAACGAGGCGCAACGCATCTCTGATGCGCTCCTGCGCAATGAGAACGTGCTTGGTCTTATCACAGGCTGCGAGTTTGAAGTGCCGAAGATTGGTATGATTGGCGGCCTGCCCTTTAGGGCGAAGGCTGACATCTATGCAGACGGCTTCTTGGCTGACTTAAAAACAACAACCGACCTCCGAGCATTCCCCTATTCCGCAAAGAAATACGGATACGATGTGCAGGCATTTATCTACACCCGACTCTTTGGAGTTCCGATTGACAAGTTTTACTTTATCGCTATTGACAAGGCGAGCCTTGACATAGGCATCTACTCGGTGAGTCCAGAGTTCGTGGCAGAGGGAGAGCGCAAGACTTTAGAGGCTATTGAATTATACAAGCAGTTCTTTATCTTAGGGGAGGACTTAGACTCGTACACGATTGTCGGAACACTTTAACACCAACGAGAAATGAAACAGAGCAGTATTGAATGGATTTACAACAACCTTAAGTCACACTTTGAACACGATGGTGATTTACTTGAGGCTGTTAAGATGAGCTTTGAACAAGCCAAAGCAATGCACAAGGAGGAGATTGAGAATGCAGTTAAACAAGGTTGGGATTACAATGAAGAAGGTCTTGTGCAATGGATGGGCGAAACTTACTACAACGAAACCTTTAACACCAATCAAGAAAATCTACAGGATAGTACGAATGGTTATACCTACTACCCACAGGAAAACAAAACAGTCTTTAACACAAAAGAGAAATGAAAGCAACACTTGAATACAACCTACCTGATGAGCAAGAGGAGTTCCAAGATGCAGTCAATGGAGCTAAATGGAAGTACGCTATGTGGGTAATGGATAACGAACTGCGAGCTTTGACCAAGTACGCTCCTGATTCAATGCCTGATGAGGTTCACAAAGCTTACGAGGGAACAAGAGACAAACTTCATTCGCTACTAACCGAACACGACTTATCGCTATGAGAGAGCAATTTATGAGGATAGCAATGGCAAGGCTCCGTAGCACCTACCCCTTCAAGCCCCAACGCAGAGCCGTAGCTGCTCGGATGTGGGTCAAGTTTTTGGAGCGTAAGAATGGATAGACCATTCGTTCTCGCGTTCCATAAGCAGAACTCTGGAGTATCTCACCACAGGACATTTGCACCCTTGATATGCCACAAGGATGTAGATGTCTTTTTCATTGAGAAGATAACGGACATAGACCCCGAGATGTGGCCGAAGGTCACGCACATTTATTCTTCACGGACATTCCCTGTTGAGCCGTTTGAGGACTTTGTAAAGCTCTGCCGAAAGGAGGGCATCAAGTTAATCGTTGACAATGATGATTGGTGGGTGCTGCCTCCTACGCATCCCTTGCAAGGTCTGTACGTTGAGCAGATGAGAACTCGCATCGTGCGCTCTATGAAAGCGGCTGATGAGGTATGGGTGACAAACAAGCACCTTGCCTCAAAGGTCAAGAAGTATAATACCAACATCCGAATCATTCCCAATGCCATCAGCGTTCCAACGTGGCAGGTAGAGAGAGAGCCAAGCGAAGAAGTGCGCTTTGGTTATATCGGAGGCAACCACCACGCAGCAGACGTAAGAGAGTCCACAATCAACCTTGAAGGCTATCAGGGCTATGTGGCAGAGGTAGATGGCTACCCCGATATTATGAAGGCAAGCCATAGGCTTCCTACGATGCCACCAACACACTACCATAAACTCTACGAGTTCTTTGATGTGAGCCTTGTGCCGTTAAGCACTTCCGAGTTTGCCAAGTGCAAGTCGCACCTAAAGATGCTTGAGGCAGGGTTCAGCAAGTGCGCTCTGATAGTGAGCAACACGCAACCCTATTCACCCTACATCACAAAGGATAACTGCATTGCCATAAAACACCCGAGCGAATGGGCAGGAGCAATCAAGAGGCTAAAAGAAAACCCCAACCAAGTTGCTGACCTAACGGAATCGTTATACGAGTATGTGCAGGACTTCACGATGGATAAGATAAACGAACTACGATGCTTTACATAGTCACTCCCTGCTCACGCCCTCATAATCTCGTTAGGCTAAAACAACATATCCCTGCGTACGCAACGTGGGTGGTGATGATAGACGCAAATTGCGACTTCAAGGGAGCAACAGGCGCATCAATCACACACTACTCCTCACGCACGGGAGATATGGGCAACCCTCTACGCAATGAGTTCCTTGAGTTGTATGCTGATTCTTTTACCAAAGAGGACTGGGTGTACTATTTGGATGATGACAATGTGCTGCACCCAAAGTTCCTTGAGGAGTGGAACAACCTAAACGCTTTAGACTGTTCTATTGTAACGTGGGGGCAAGTAGGTAGGCTACGCCCTACCGACCAACCAAGAGTCGGCAACATAGATACCGCCTGCTATATGTTCAAGCCATACGACCTGCCCAACCTGCGCTTTGAGATGGCTTATGAGGCAGACGGCATCTTTGCCCAAGCAGCATCCGAGCAAGGAACACTTATCTGCGTAGAGCAGTACCTTTGTTATTACAACGCCCTAAAATGAAAACGAGCAAACAAATAGACGGGTGGTTCAACCACCAAGCAGCATACGACTACCTCCTTGCCAATATGCCCGAAGACGGCACATTCGTAGAGTTGGGTGCGTGGCTCGGTAAGTCATCGGCCTACCTATGCGACAAAGCAACATACCAAAACATCACAATCATTGACACTTGGAAAGGCTCACCAAACGAACTAACCACCACCCACAAGCTCGCAACGGAGGTAGACATCTACAAGGTATTTGTAGAGAATATGGGAGACCGTAAGTACAAAGCCATTAAAGCAACATCCAAAGCGGCATCAAAGAAGTTTGCCAACGAATCCCTTGACGTGGTATTCATAGACCTCACCCATACCTATGAGGCGGTAAAGGAGGACATCAAGCTATGGCTACCCAAAGTAAAGAAGGGAGGCTTCATCGCAGGAGATGACTACCACGAACATTGGAAGGGAGTAATCCAAGCCGTTGATGAACTGCTGCCCCGCGCTACGTTCATTGATGACTGTTGGATATACCAAAGGTGAAGAACCACACGAAGGTCTATCTCAAAGGGATGGGCTACTCCACAACTGACTTCATTCCCTGCGAGGTATGTCAAGCCCAAGCGCAAGACATTCACCACATAGAATCACGCGGAATGGGTGGAAGCAAAATTGCTGATACCATAGAAAACCTAATGGCTCTATGCCGTAATTGCCATACAGAATATGGGGATAAGAAGCAGCACAAAGAGATGCTAACCGCAACACACGATCACCACCTCGCAAAAAGGGTTATTTAGATACAACCGAAAATAACGGAATTGAACGGATATGAAAGATGACAAAGGCAGGTTCATAGCAGGCAACACAGGAAGGCCAAGCGGAACACCAAACAAGACCACCAATAAAATCAGAGAGGCATTCCAAACCCTCATTGAAGCCAACCTTGAGAATATGACCCTATGGCTCACACAAGTTGCTGCTGATGACCCGAAGGGCGCACTTGACCTATTGAACAAGATGGCAGAGTACACGACTCCTAAACTCGCAAGGGTGGAAAACTCACACGAGGTATCGGATGAGCTAACGAAAATCAAGGTAGAGATTGTCCGAACTAAACCTAAAGAGTAGCGAACTCTTTGAGAAGAACTACACCGCCCCAACTCGGATAGTAGTCAATCAAGGCGGTAGTCGAAGCGGTAAGACCTACTCGCTTTTGCAGATGCTCATCGTGATGGCGATGGAGGATAGAGGCAAGGTGTATTCTATCGTGCGCAAGTCTCTGCCGTCTCTGAAGATGACGGCCTATCGTGACTTCTTTGAAATCCTAAATGCCAACGGTCTCTACGATGAGGCACGGCACAACAAGAGCGATTACACCTACGAGTTGAATGGCAACCTATTTGAGTTCATTAGCCTTGACCAACCGCAGAAGAAACGGGGAGCGAGACGTGATTACCTATTCTGCAATGAGGCAAACGAACTCACTTGGGAGGATTTCTTTCAGCTCTTGATTCGTACCACAGGCAAGATATGGGTTGACTACAACCCCTCTGATGCATTCCATTGGATTTACGATAAGCTGCTGACAAGGGATGACGTAACGTACATCCAAAGTACCTATCTCGACAATCCGTTCTTGGATGCCTCGATTGTTGAGGAGATAGAAAGGCTGCAACATACGGACAATGACTATTGGAGAATCTACGGATTAGGGGAACGTGGTATGAGCAGAGCCACGATCTTCCAATACGGGCAAGCAGAGATACCAACAGATGCCACGCTCCTATGTCACGGGATGGACTTCGGGTACACCAACGACCCAACTGCACTTGTGGCAGTTTACAAGTCGGGGGACAATCTTTATGTTGATGAGCTTATCTACCGCACGGGTATGACCAACCCCGACATCAGCAACGTACTTGCCTCACTTGGCCTTGACCGAAGGGCAGAGATATATGCTGACTCTGCTGAACCCAAATCTATTGAGGAGCTGCATCGTATGGGATGGAACGTGAAACCCACGCAGAAGGGCGCAGATAGCGTTATAGTGGGCATTGACGTGCTGAAGCG